GCAACTTGCAAGGACGACGGCGGATGGGCCGACCACATTGCAGGTCTACGCGACTGGTCTATTTCAACTGACGGATTGGTTGCATTTGATGACACAAACAACGTTGGCGACATTTATACGCTTCTAAGCGGTCGTACTGTTGTGGCTCTTAAATTCACTACAAACGTTGCTGGAGACCTTGTATTTTACGGAAACGCATCCGTTGCCTCTATTTCTGTAAGCGCTGAAATGGAAGCTGCGGTAACTTACTCAGTAGAATTTACTGGAAAAGGTCCTTTACTAAAGGCGACCGTAGTACCAGCATCAACTTAATAAGTATTATATTTCGCCTATGAATCACACAGGCAGAACTATTATCACAATTAATGGCAGCACCTATACCGTCAAATTTGGTATGGGTGCTTTGTTGCATTTTAGCGAAGGACTTGGCTACGACGTCCAAGAGACAATTGGTGAGTTGACCCAAGCTGGAGTTGGTCAAATTAAGGCAATCGCAAAGTTTATTTATGCGGCTTTGTATGTTGATGCGCTTTACCACGACAAAGAATTTACTTTGGAACTTGTTGACGTTATCGACTGGGTTGACACTAATCCAACAGACGAAATTGGCAAGGTGGTGGTCGTTATCATGCAAGGGATTAGTTCAATTACTAAGGTGGATTATCCAGCTGGAGACTCTGAGGAGTCAAAAAAAAAATAACATTTAGAGACGTTTGCCATTACGCCATTGGGGAGTTAGGTATTGCACCTGACTCCTTTTATTTTATGTCGTTTGCCGAGTACCAGTCGATTGCCTACGGCTACCAAATGCGGCAAAGCAAAGAAGAGAATTTATTTAGAACGCTTTGGGTCCAGCTAAACAATGTCAACGTTACCAAGAAATCTGACCTAATTAGAAAACCTGACAAGTACTGGAGAATTCCTTTGCTGGATAAAAAACCAATTGTTATTCCGACACCTGAGGAGAAGGCCAAGGCTTACGAAATTGCAAAGCAATGGCAAAACCTTAAATTTGAAGAGGAAGCCAATTTTGATACAATAACCAAGACCATAAAATGAGCGCAAAATTAAATGTTGACATTGTCGCCCAGCTAAAGGAATTTAACAAGGCAATGTCCGACGTCAGGTCGGAGGTTGATAACTTAAATAAAAAAGTTGCACAAGGGAATAACCAAAGCGCAAAATCAACAAATTCTTTAACTAGCGCTTTCACCAATTTAGGTAAAACCTTAGGCGGTTTATTTGCCGCCGATATGCTTTTAAGTTTTGGAAAATCAGTTGTTGCAACTACTGCTGAGTTTCAAAAAATGGAGGCAGTTTTAACGACTACCTTAGGAAGCAAATCCGCTGCTCAGGTTGCAATGCAAGATATTGTTGAGTTCGCTTCCAAAACTCCTTTTCAGGTTAATGAATTAACCGACGCTTTTGTAAAATTAGCCAACAGAGGTTTTAGACCTACATTGGCAGAAATGACTTCTTTGGGTGACCTTGCCTCCTCTACTGGTAAATCTTTTGACCAGTTAACAGAGGCAGCTTTGGACGCAATGACTGGCGAGTTTGAACGACTTAAAGAGTTTGGAATTCGTGCCAGCAGTGAAGGAGACAGGGTAAAATTTACCTTTAAAGGAGTTACAACTGAAGTACAAAAAACAGATGCGGCAATACAGGACTATTTAATTAGCTTGGGCCAAGCTGAAGGAGTTAGCGGCTCAATGGCTGCAATTTCTGAGACAGTTGGTGGTCAAATATCAAATTTAGAGGATAATTTTACACAATTACAATTGGCAATTGGCTCCTCCTCCAGCGGATTAATTTCTAGCGTACTTCAATTGTCAAACCTAATTCTTAGCGATTTAGTAACCTCTTTAAATGCAGTTAATACAGTTGCTCAAGCTGCTGGAGACAACGGTTTACAGGCTTTTGGAAGGCAATTGCTTTCATTTATTGACCCAGCTTACGCAGCTACATTGGAAGGCGTTGCAATTGGTATAAATGCAGTAAAAAAAGCGGCAGTTGAATCTGAGCAAGCTATTAAAAATGAGAATTTAGCTAAAGAGCAAGCCAAAAAGGTAAGCGCTGAGTTAGCTGAAAAGCATAAAAAAGAAATTGAGGACCTAAAGAAAAAGGCAGAGGCTGCAAAAAAAGCACATGAGGAGAGAATAAAACAACTTAGAAAGGAATCTGAGGAGTTTCAAAAGCACGTTCGTGCAACTTATAAACTAGCCGTAAGAGACCCATTTGCTGAGCAAGGTCCTGACCTAAATAGGAATGCAGATGCTGAGCGTCAGCAAATAATGGAAAACGCTGGCAAAAAAATCTTGGCTCTCAATAAGCAGATTGGCGCCTCAATGCAAGGAATTATCATTCCAGAGGATGCAATTTTAAGAGCAGAAGCCTACAAAAAATCGCAAAAAGATTTAGCTGACGAAACTGCTTTAATTGCTCAACACATGAATGCGGCTTTATTTGTTGGCGATATGTTTGCACAAACTTTATCAAACCTAGCTGAAACAGGTAAGCTATCTTTTCAAGGTATTTTTGATGCTTTAAAACAAATGTTAATAAGATTTGCGGCAGCAATTGCAGCAGCAATTACTTTAAATATCTTAACTGGCGGCGCATTAATTTCTAAAGGATTGGGCGCTGGTGCAAAAACAAAGTTTGGAGCATTGTTAAAAGGTGGCTCTATGGCTGGTATTGGCGGACTTACTCCATTTGCTGCTGGAGGTATTGTGTCAGGACCAACCGCGGCGCTAGTCGGTGAATATACAGGCGCGCGCACAAATCCTGAAGTAATTGCACCATTGAGCAAATTGCAAAACATGATGGGCGGAAATGTTACCTTTACGATTAGCGGTGACAACCTAGTTGGCACTTTAAACCGAGCAACCAAAACAAGACAACGCAAATTCTAACCAATGGCATACGGCTTAAAATACACGATTCCATTTAAGGACGTAGACAACAACACAAACCTTGTAAGCATTTACCAAGACGGATTTGTTGGCTCATCAACTGAGTTAATTGCTACGGACGTACCTGCGGTGCATAAATACGAGCGCGAGGACAACGAGGACATATTGTCGCCAATAATGTCAGCGACGTTAACAATTAGCTTTTACTCGACAGAAAACACCGACTTTTCAAATTTCTTTAGCTATTCTGACCGCGAGTTTTATGTGGTCCACGAGTTTGATGGAGACGTAGTATTTAAAGGCTATTTACTTAACGACATTGTAGGCGAGCCATTTCAGGACCCACCTTACCCAGTTGTATTGACTGCAACGGATGCGCTTGCTCAACTTAAAGAGGTTGCTTTGACTGGTCCTAGCGTTGATACCGATTTGGGAACTTTGGTATTCCAGCAGTTAAATAGCCTTGGTCTTGCAATGGATTTTGAACTATGCAACGACCTTTACGAGGGTCTAGTAATGGACAACACAAAGTCTATTTTTAGCCAAGACGAGAATGAGAATTTAATGGTGCAGGCTGGCACCTTTGATGCTTTAGGTTTAAATGCTTTTGAGTTTTTAGCTGAGGTTTGCAAAACCTTTGGCTGGGTTTTATTCCAATCAAACGACAAGTGGATTATTCAGCGACCAATCGCTAGGAATATTTCTAGCACAGTAATTTATCTTTACGACTTCTTTACTGGTGAATTGACTTCATCGACCAATAATCCAATGACATTGGAAAAGGTTGCTGACCAAACAAACGCCAACACTGACTGGGTGCCAGTACAACAGGACCAGCTTTTGCAGTATCAAAGGCCGATTAAAAAACTTACAGTTACGCAAGGGGATTTGGGCCAGTCAATTATTGCAAATGGCGAAAACTTTAATGAGTCAAGCTGGTTTTTGGAAGGGCCTTATCGACCAGTAGATTGGACGGTAACGCCTGACCCCGATAGCACACCAATTCAAGTTTTTCCAAATAATATTCCTTCTCAAACAGGTTACGATGACGAGCAAGGAGTTTCTTGGGACATTCGTTTTATGGCAAATGGCGATGAAACAGACCAGCCAATAATATCAAAGCCAGTTTTTTTGGATTTTGCTGGATTAAGTCTTGAATTAGAGGTTGATGTTAACTTTATAACTAGTGGTGGAATAGGAATTGCAGTAAAACACGAGGATTCCTTAGGGACAACAAGATATTTGCAAACGGCTATTGTTGGCAGTTTTAATATTTTAGATTGGGCTGAAACTTATAGCACTTTTGTTTTTTATTCTGACCAAGCGGAACAAACTAGAAAGTTAAAATTGACAAGCTTTGTATTGCCTACGGCTGGTTTTTTGTCAATTGAATTAAAGTTTTTTGGAGACCAATTAAATGGTAAATTAGTAGTAACAAGCGCCAAAATTATTCCAGTTTTTGAAGGCCAAAGAAACCCATCGCAGGTAAAAAAGATTTACGAGACCGCTAGAGCCTATACCAGCCTACGTGAGGACACTTTAAGATTTAGCGACCTTTGTATAACCGCATCAAAAAACTGGCTTAAAATAGGCGAATTGCCTGCCATTGTGTTTGTTGAAAAGTCTTTGGCGTCAACTCCAGATATTATCCAAGTTCCTAGCGGTGCGGTAACTCAAGTAAACAGATTGACCGACACTTTAGGCGCCAATACTTTAAGTTTCTCAGGTGGCACGGTGACTGGAACATACCAGCGTCAATTTGTTGCAGCAAGTGGCTTTACAATTGATTCTGTTTTTATCCTTGTAAGCAGCTTGTCGGGCAATCCTCCACCTCCAAGTGCTGAGTTAAATGTTACGGTTTCGACCATTTCAACAACGCAAAGAAATGTAACGGTGACCTTTGACGATTACGACTACACTGGTCAGGCAAACGTGCAAATGCAAGTCTTTTTAAAGGATTCTAACGGCAACAATTACCAAACTTCAACTTTCTTGTTGCAGGTAAACGCAAATGGAAGCATTACCTATACGCAAACAAATCTGTCGTTTGAAAATCAAGCACTTCTTGGCGGTTACTCGCCAACCTTGCGCGACTGCTATGCTAGAAACGTGCTAAGCGTTTACAATGCTTTAAGTTATCGCTTGGAGGGTTCCTTTAGACGCAAAGGCGATACCTTTGGCTTTGCCGATTTGACGGCTGAACTAGATTACACTGGTTATTCCACGGTCAGATTGCAAGTAATTGGCTGGGAGTATGACTTGGCAAGTCGAGTTGCAAGAATTATCTTTGGACAAGTACCTACTGCATACGTTTATCCAATTTCATAATGGCAAATAGAAGGTTTATTGATTTCCCAATTGCGGCAAGTGTTGGAAATGATGACATTGTTTTAATTTGGCAAGACGGATTAAACAAACAAACTACAAAGGCGACGCTTTTTGCAGGCTCGCCAAATAGTTTGGCTGGCTTGACAGACGTGGACATTTCAGCGCTTGCCAATGGTCAGATTTTGCAATACAACTCGACCACAAGCAAATGGGAAAACGTAGACCGTACAGATATTGATTTGGACCAATTAGGGGACGTAACAATTGTCTCGCCTACCAATGGCCAAGTTTTGGTTTATAACTCAAGCACTAGCAAATGGGAAAATTCCAGCGCTGGTTTTGTGCCTTATACTGGAGCAGTTACAACTGTTAACCTTGGCGCCCAATCAATTTTAGCTGGCTCTTTTGTAAAGGCTGGCGGCACGTCTGCACAATTCTTAAAAGCTGACGGCTCGGTTGATTCCACAGCTTACGGAACTGGTTCAGTAACCTCGGTTGCTTTAACTATGCCAACGGCGTTTAGCGTCGCTAATAGCCCTGTAACAACGGCTGGAACTTTGGCAGTAACAGGCGCTGGAACGACTGCACAATACATTCGAGGCGACGGCTCATTGGCAACTTTTCCAGCTTTAACAGGCTTTGTGCCTTATACTGGCGCAACCGCGGACGTTAATTTAGGCACGCACGATTTAACGGCAGAACGTGGCACGTTTCAAAACAACGGCTCAAGTGACACGCTAACGGTTAACCATACAAGCGGTAGCGGTTACGGCATAATTGTAACTAAAGGAGGCAATAATGAGGCTTTGTATGTAAGCAAAACAAGTGGCAGCGGTAACGCCATGACCGTTGTTGGCGGCCGTACTTCATTGGTCGACCTTGCATTGTCTAGCGTTACCAATACTGCTGGCGATTTCTTAACGCTTAGCGGTGGCGTGGTGCATAAAAGAACGGCGGCAGAAGTTCGAACAGATATTGGAGCAGGAACTGTAACAAGCGTTGCAGCTTTGACTCTAGGCACAATCGGCACGGACTTATCAAGCACAGTTGCCAACGGAACAACAACGCCAGTTATAACGCTAAACGTGCCTACTGCATCGGCAACTAACCGAGGAGCATTAAGCAGTGCGGATTGGAGTACTTTTAATAGCAAGCAGAACGCTTTGACGCTTACCACAACTGGGACAAGTGGTGCAGCTACTTTGGTAGGTAGTACTTTAAATATTCCACAATATCAAGCCGCTGGAACTTATGTTACTGGAGTAACCGCATCAAGTCCTTTAGCTTCTAGTGGAGGCACAACTCCAAATATTACTATTCAGCAGGCAAGCGGTTCTCAAAATGGATTTCTATCTAGCACAGATTGGACAACCTTTAACAACAAGCAGAACGCTTTGACTAATCCTGTGACAGGTACTGGAACGACTAATTACTTGCCTAAGTTTACAGGAAGTACAACTATTGGGAATAGTCAGATTTTTGATAATGGAACAAATGTTGGAATAGGAACTAATAACCCTACTGCTCAAATGTCTGGAACAGTAGGACTTTCTATTGTTAATGGAAGTAATGCTGCTTTAGGCTTGTCTAATGGCACAAATAATTGGTTAAATTATTTACAAGGAACAACTTATAGGATATGGAACAATACTTCTACGGAAGTAATGGTATTTCATTTGAATGGAAATATAGGAATAGGAACATTAGTAACAGACTCTGGGGATAGATTAAATGTTAATGGTGTTATACGAGGCGTAATGCCAAATGACCCATTAAGTGGAACAATAACTGCTAAATTCTTATCATTTTCTCCATCCCCATTTGGATTAGTTTTTAGGGGGTATGACACTGGAGTACATTCAATACAATCACAAAGAGAGGCAAATAATGCTCAATTATTTGGGTTGTCTCTTCAGCCTTTAGGCGGCAACGTGCTGATTGGAACGACAACGGACGCAGGCTTTAAGCTAGATGTAAGTGGAGCTATTAGGTCAAGCGACGAAATTTATATTAATAACGGTAAATATTTAAGGCTTCAAAGGTCTAGCGGTGGTTTATATATTCAAACTTTAGGCATTGAATCAGGAACTGACAACGTAAGATTGGTAACAACTGGAGATTTTAACATTGTTAATGGTTCGCTTGCTAATTTAATGACCATTAAAAACGGAGGAAATGTTGGAATTGGAGTAAGTCCCTCAACAAGACTTGAAGTTACAAGCGGAAGTTCAGGAAGTACAGAGGTTCAAAGATGGAGTTACAATAATGCTGATGTAGCTTATTCCCTAAGGCTAAAACAAGATGTTTCTAGTGGATTAGTGAAGCATGTTTTTGACCTTGTAAATAATTCAACTACTTATGCAAATAATTTAGTCTTAACAAACGGAAACGTAGGAATTAGACAAATTTCACCACTAGCTCCTTTACACGTTGGTTCTGCATCATCAGATGATGATGCAAATGTTCAAAGATGGGATTACGCTGGAAGTACTGCTTATCAACTAATATTAAAACAAACAGTTACGTCAGGTGTTGTAAGATGGAATTTTAGTCAAATAAATAATAACACAGCATTTAATAACGTACTAGTTTTAGACAGAGGCAACGTAGGCATCGGCACGGCTACTCCTGGGCAAAAACTTACTTTAATAAATGGAACATTTCAAATAGGTGGAGCTTCTACTTTCTCGGATAATATTGAAATTGGAAGAGTTGGAAGCGATAACAATATGGCTTTTGCTACTGGAGGCACCGAACGAATGCGAATTCAATCAAACGGAAACATACTTTTTAAAGGTCAATCAACTACTTCTTTAGCTGAAGGATTATTTCAAAATACAAATTCAGCGTTAAATTTCTTTGCAACTAATACAACAAGTTTTTCTAAGGACATTGGGTTTTTTACTAATACAACAACTGGTGAAGAAAGAATGCGCATCACCTCAGGAGGCAACGTGCTGATTGGAACGACAACAAATGGAGTAAGATTAGTAAATTCTGGTGCAACACTTGCGACGTCACCAACACTAGGCTCATCAACTGTTGGAGCAAACGCAATTCTTTCCGCAAACGGATTATATGGATTATATACTGGAGTTGCTAGTGCTGGTCACGTTTGGCAACAAGTACAAAGAAACGATGGTGGAGGTGCAACTTATCCTTTAGTTTTGCAGCCAAGTGGTAGCAATGTAGTAATTGGTACAATAACAGATTCAGGCGACCGACTCAGAGTTAATGGAACTACTTTTTCAAATGATATTATGACTTGGAATCCTGCAAACGATAATAGGTCTGGAGTTGCTTGGCGATTAGGTGCTGCAAGTATTGGAACAGATATTCCAAATAGAAGATTAAGAGTAAATGTTGGCGGAGTTGAGTATTATATAGCAGCAGTCGAAGTATAAAAACAAACTATAAAAAAATGAGAAAAATCAAACCAGTACAAATTTGGAAAAATGGAGAGCAGCTAGAAGCTAGTCTGCTAAACGCAACAATCGTAAATGACAACCTTGAGAGTGCTTGCACTTTCTATTATCAACTTTTGACAGGTGGAGACGGCACTGAAGCAATGCCAATAACTTACGGCCAGTCAGTTGCTGAAGGTAATATATCTTTAATCGGAGAAGATTATTTGGGTTGGAACGGCTCCAATGATTATGCTTATGATTATATTGCCGAAAAATTAAACCTTACACTTATATGAATGTAAATCTAGCAATTGCACTTACTGACATTGAGGGCAACAAAATCAAAAGCGAAAACGGAGAAGAAATGCTTTTGTCTAAAATGGTAGGCAACGCTTTATTTTCTGCTGAAGAGAAGGAGGACCCGATTCGTATTTACGAACTTGCCAAGAAAATCTATTACTCTGAGGGCGAAATTGAACTAGGCAAAAGCGATGCTGACCTAATCAAAGAGAAGGTCAAGGCTAAAGGCTTTACTGTGCTGGTTTTAGGGCCTCTCTACGAGGCTTTAAAGGAAAAGTAATGGTAAACCACCACCGAGTATTTAAAGCGCTAGAAATAGCGCTTTTTTATTTGCTTTAAAATGCCTTATTTTTGATAAACGAATTAATTAAATGTAATGCACCACGTCCCTCCATTTGAACAAGTCTTAGGCCTAGGCATTATCGGCACGCTTGCCTCAATTATCGACATGAACGAAAGCCTTAAATTTCTTATTCTTTTGCTCACTTTTGTGGGTGTGGTTATCAAGCTTTGGGAACAGATTAAAAAGTCAGAATTTTTCCTAAATGACATTAAAGGAATTTGGAGCAAAATTTTTAAAAAGTAATGGCAAAAGCAGTAAGCGTACAAAAAGCCTCCTCATTTGGAAAGCGTAGAAACGGAAAGGCAAAAAAAGCCTATTCTAAAAGCCAAAACAAGCCAAAAAAATATCGTGGACAAGGACGCTGAAAAATCAAAATATATCCGCCTAGGAATTTGGGCGGTTTTTTTAATTGTAGTCGGCGGAGTTGCTGGTTACTTTTTACCTGAGCATAGTACTGGGTCCTTCTTTGACCTGCTAAAAACAATCGTCACCTCTTTAATCCTATAATGGAAATAAAAAAAATTTCTAGGAATTTGCACCAAATTAACCTAGACCAAAAAGAGTCAAAAATTGCTTTGTTGTCTGACATTCACTGGGATAATCCTAAATGCGACCGAGACAAGTTAAAGCGACATTTAAACTACTGCAAAGAGCAAGAAATGCCAATTTTTATAAACGGCGATTTCTTTTGTTTGATGCAGGGTAAATACGACCCAAGACGAAGCAAAAAGGACGTACTTCCTGAGCATAACAAGGCAAACTATATTGATGCAGTAATTGAGGACGCGGTGGACTGGTGGAGTCCTTATGCTCATTTATTGACTGTTATTGGCTACGGAAACCATGAGACGGCAATTATCAAAAATTTAGAAACTGACCCATTGCAAAGGTTTGTGGACTTGCTAAATTATAATAACAAGAGCAGCGTTTATACTGGTGGGTATGGTGGCTGGCTTGTAATTAAAAAGCAACTGGAGACCAATACTTTTATGACCAAGATGCTTAAATATTTTCATGGAAGTGGAGGCGGTGGAGTTGTAACAAAAGGAGCGATTAACCTAACTCGAGCGCTGGAAATGTATGAGAACATGGACATTTTTGTTATGGGCCATATTCACGAAAACTCCAGCAGAAACGACGCAAGGGACGCGGTTCAATACAATACAGGAAAGCATTGCCATGAGTTAGTTCAAAAGCAAATCCATTTGGCAATTACTGGTGCTTATAAGGAAGAATATGAGGACGGATTTGGTGGCTGGCATATTGAACGAGGCGCACCAATTAAGCCAACTGGAGGCAGAATATTAAACCTAGACGGCAGACGAATTAGGACTAAAGGAATTGACTATTTTGAATTGCTTGTGGACAGTTGTAAATTTCCATTATGAAACTTTCAACAAACTTTAGCTTAGATGAGTTTGCTTCAGCAGACGGAGCCGCACCAAATGGCGAGGTGCTTAAAAACCTGACTGAACTGGCCAAAAACTTGGAGGTACTACGTAAGCATTTAGGCCAGCCAATACGTGTAACCTCAGGCTTTAGGAGCAAGGAGCATAATAAGAAAATCGGAGGCGCTTTAAATAGCTTTCACGTGCTGGGCATGGCGGCTGACATTCAGGTTGCAAAAGTTAAACCTGAGGACGTTGCAAAGGCGATTGAGTTGTTGATTAAGGAAGGCAAAATGAAAGAAGGCGGATTGGGAATTTATCGCACTTGGGTCCATTACGATTTTAGAGGTACTAAATCACGCTGGAAAATATGAAAGCCAAGCTAATATTCGAACTGCCTGAGGACCACCATGGCTGGTACATGGCAGTAAATGCCAGCGGTATGCACTGCGTTTTAAATGAGTTCGACCAATGGTTGCGCTCAAAGATTAAATACGAGGACCTAAACGACGACCAGCACCAAGTTTTTCAAGCTTGTCGGGACCAGTTGCGGACTTTGCTTTACGAGGAAAATATAGACCTAGATAAATAATGCCATTACCAAAGCCAAAACCAGCCGAAAGCCAAAGCGACTTTGTTGCTCGTTGCGTAACTGACCCAGTCATGGAGCGTGAGTTTCCACGTGTGGACCAGCGTTTAGTTGTTTGTTACGTCCAATTTAGAGGGAAAAAATGAAAGAGTTGCTGGACGACGAGCGCATAAGAATTGCAATCATTGCCTTTTTGATGGGTGTGGTTTTGACGTTTATAATTTTTCCAAAGCCTGAGCAAGAGACCGTCTATAAATTTCAAACTGTGACAAAAACGGACACCTTGTTTGTTACGTATAGCGATACGGTATATCTGCCAAAAACAAGGATAAAAACACAAGTTTTAAGGGACACAATACTAATTGATTTTAAGCCTAAAATTAGCCAGTTTAACGCGTCTTTTCCTTTTAAGCATGGAAGTACAAGCGTAAGCGGTGAAGTCCTCGGAGAGGTGCTAAAAATTAGCGCTACGAATGATTTTAAAATACCAGTCGTCACCAACACAATTACCAACACCGAAACTCGGACAATTATACAAAAGCCAAAAGGAATTTACTTGGGCGCTGGAGTCAACTCAATGCTGGAGCCGAGCGCATCAGTTGCCTACTTAGACAACAAATATCTTTTTCAGTATCAATTCCAGCCTTTGCAGAAAGTCCACCAAATCGGCGTGTCTAAAAAGTTGTTTTAATTCGGATATTTTCCGAGTTACTCATTTAGGCTTTACAATATCTTTAAGCTGGTTAAAAATAGCTTCTGACAGGTCTCCCCAGTACATTTCACATTTTCCGTCCTTAATTGGTGGCTCAATAAAATACGATTGCCAAAACTCGCAAGATTTAGCGGTATAGCGGTAACAGGTTTCTTTGTAGGGACAATCTGTCCCCTTGCACATGGTAATGTCAGGCATGATTTACAATTGACAGTATTTTTGTAAAAATTCTTTAATGTTATCCGCTAATCTTTAAAAGGATTAGGTAGCCAATCAAATCATTTACAACGTCCTCGTCGTCGCGTTCCAAGCTGCCGTTTTTAATCCGCTTTAGCTTGTCGTCGATTCTAACCAGTAGTCCTTCCTTTGCGGACAACTGACTAAACACGCCAAGGGGTTCCAGCGCTGAGTTGCCATACTTTTGATTTTTAGCAATAAGCAGGTCTCGAATTTCCTCCAGTGCAACAGTAACCTGTACGGCAAAAAAATTCTTATCCATGGATTTTTACAAATTCAAGCCACCATTTAATAAGGCAAATTGTCACCATACAAAACCCAAGCATCGCTGGAATCTTTTTCAAGTTTCGCTTGGTGGTAAAACGTCTTAAAGTCCAAGTACTTTTCTCCTTTAACATATTGGCTCGTTTTAAATTTAGATTTGCCTTTTTTGACAAGCAGGCCATCGCCAAACAAAATATAAAATTCGTTCTCAGCTACTGGCTCGTTAAAGTCAAGGTATTGGTGCCACCAGTCTACTGGCTTGCGGTTTTCGTCCAGCACCTTGGTTGCGCTTAGGTAGCCAAACGGATTAATTATTTGTGCTTCTTCCATGCGCAAGTTAAAAGCATAAAAAACCAGACCTAAAAAAAATATCGCTTTTTGTTGAAAAAAAAGTTAGAAATATTTTGCATTCTAATTTATTTCTAAGATATTTGTCTCAGTAATAAAAACAACACTAACCAAAACACCAAAATACTATGCAACTAATTACTATTAACGGCTGGGGAACTGAAATTTTTAACGAGAAAGAAATTGAGACAACTTACGAAAGCCTACAAATTCAAGTAAAAAGCAAAGTTTATTCAATTACCATTGCTAGAGGTCGCAACAACTATTATTTTATCAGATTAGAAAACGGCAACAGAATGGGAGGCAAAAATTTTGCAACTCTAGATTTGGCAATTGATTCTTACAAGTCAATTGAAATGAAAGCAGCTTTAATGCAAATAAGATAAATAAACTGCCCACGAAAGTGGGCATAACTTTCTACACCTATGGGAAAACTATTTAAAGATTCAGAAATGCATCTCGACCAAGAGGTGCTATTCTATTACGAAGGCGAAGAGTATTGCTGGACTGGCCATTACGAGGTCAAGCAATGCGGCGAGGAGTCTGACTGGGATTATTGCGGCGACTCTGAATTTGAGGTCGAAATTGAGACAACTAAAAGCGTCACCAAGTTTAACGAACAAACGAACGACTGGGACGAGGTGGCACCTACCAACTCATTGATTTACGAAGTAATATTACACATTGAACGCAACCTTTAAACAACAAACACCTATGAAAGAACTCATTGCAATCCAATCGGAGTTAAAGGCTCCAAAAAACCAGTACAATGCCTTTGGAAAATATAAGTATCGCAGCTGCGAGGACATTCTTGAGGCTCTTAAACCATTGCTTTTAAAATACGAATGCACCTTAACTATTGAGGACGAGGTAAAAGAAGTTGGCGGCATTGTATTTATTGAGTCTACTGCTGCAATACAAAAAGACATGGAAGGCAGAGCGGTTACGGCTCAGGCTGGCATTGACATAAACCGCAAGGGCATGGATGTTGCGCAAAGTTTCGGAGCGTCGAGCAGTTACTCTCGAAAATATGCGCTTAACGGTCTTTTTCTTATCGATGACACCAAGGACCCTGACGCAACAAACGACCACGCGCCAAAGGCTCCAGTGCCTACAAAGGTCAAGCCAACCGAGGAGCAGTTTGCATACATTGTGCGCTATTTAAACGGAACGGATGCCCAGCAAAAGCAAGCCAAGGAGGCGATAACTAAATACGAATTTACACAAGACCAAAAAGATACTTTAGACGGACTACTATGAACTTATACGAAATTACAAGAGAGGCACTAGAACTTGCCTCTCTACTGGAAACCGAAGAGTTGACTCCTGAACTGGAGCAAATGCTGGTAATAAACCAAGAGCAACTCCAAGCCAAGGCTGGCAACTACGCCAAGGTAATTGCAAACATTCAAAGCGATGCGGATGCAATCGACCAAGAAATTAAGCGCTTAAAGGCAATGAAGGAAAGCAAGGACCGAGCCATTACAAGGCTAAAGGATGCGCTTAGAGAGGCAATGCTTGTAAGTGCCATCGACAAAATAGAAAGTCCTTTATTCAAGCTTTCATTGCGTCGTAGCGAAGCGGTGGAGGTCGACATTGTGGAGGCTTTACCTAGCCAATTTATAAACGTCAAAAACGTGGTAACCGCTGACAAAGTAGCAATCAAGGACGCCATCAAACGCGGAGAAAATATTACTGGAGCAAGACTAATTGAAAACTTTAACCTGCAAATCAAATGAAAACTTACACTTACTTAGGCAAATTTATACAACGCCCAGCAGACCTAGCGCCAAGAGGCGTTAAGTCTACCTACCAAAATGAAAAGCTACCTTTTAACGAAACCTTTGAGCGCCTGTGGAAACTAAAGAAATAATGGACGAAGTAAAGCGCTTGTATATTGAAGGATTGACTCGCAAAAAAATAGCGGCCAAACTTGGATTGGATTCAGAGCAGGTAGGTTACATACTTTACACCAAGTTAAAGCTTCATGAAATTTACCCGCGCAAGTTGATGGACGAGAATATTTTTAAAATACTAACCGACCAGCAAATAACTAGAATTTTAACTTTGGCAACTTATGGCTATTGCTGCCGAGAAATAGCAGAGGACCAAAACCTAGAATTCCGCAAAGTCAAGAAGCTGCTAGACGTGGCAGAATCCAAAAACATGATTGAGAAAAAAGTATAAATTCTTTTTTATTGCTTAGATTCTTTTAATATTTGTTAAACATTTAAACCAATACACCATGAAAACACTTGGAAAAATCCTGTACGCAATCCTAGCGTTTGCACCAATCTTTGCCTTGTTCTATATGCTTGGCTTGAAATTATCTTAAACACCTAAAAACAAACACCTATGGAAACGATTAAAATTAAAACCACGCACTTTGTTGAAACTACGTTTAACGTGCCAAAGTATTTTCGAATTGCGCACCATTACCAAATGATTTTGGACGAGAACAATTACTTATTTGTCAAGTCTAACATGGAAAGTACTTTGCTGGTATATCCCGAAATTTCAATTGGACAAATTGCTTGGTCGGCTGCACGCTGGCACGAGGCTCAGATTAAACAGGAATTAATTTCAGTAACTGAGCAAGAATTTAAGGACGAATACACCAAGGCCAATGTTTTACTATTAAACTACTTGAATTAATGGAAAGCACCGACTCACAAAACGCACTAATCAAGGGATGGCTATTAAACGGCTATTCCTTGACCCAGCTGGAGGCACTTAACCAGTTTGGATGCTTTAGACTAGCCGCTAGGATTGCAGACCTTAGAGACAAAGGTTTAAACGTGGTGACCGACATGGTTACGTTGGATAACGGAAAAAGAGTTGCACGCTATACGGTAAAAAGATGACACGCGATGAAATAATAACCGAACTTAACCACCGCGCAACGCAAAAGTATTTGGTATACTTGGCGCTTCAGGAAATAATGCTGGATTACTACGAGGACTTGACTATGCTTAAAGCATTTGACGTAGACCTTAGGACCAAGCATAAAAACATGATTAATGCTTTAAAGCGAAAATCAACCGAGGCTTTTAGGTTCCTAGAAAATTACGACGGCGGTGAGGTAACCATAAGACAGTTTCACGAGTTTGTAACTTTGTTTGAACGCCTGCACAATTCGATTGACCAAGGTGGCAATCTATTCCATAACTGCTTGTCAGCAATTGAACAAATTTTAAACGACCATGAGGGGACGCAACCTAACTGAATATCAAAAGGAGTTAATCTTTGAAGGCTGGCAGGACAGAAAGCCAATTAAGGTAATTGCTATGGAAATGGGACTTTCTTACGGTTGCATTTATTTTCAACTAAAGAAGCGTTGCCTCGTTGGATAAATCGAAAAGATTTATATTTGTGTATCGAATCATTCCTGAGGTGAGAGGCAAGAATGATTCCATAGGTTAAATTAACCTGCCCCGACAGACTCTCACCTGTTGGGGTTTTTTATTTTATGGAAGGGAAAAAATCATTTGTACTTTATACGGACCAAAGAGAAGTCTTTGAAGAGCTTGACGACGAGCAAGCTGGAAAGTTAATCAAGCACATTTTTAGCTACGTTAACGACGAAAATCCTGAGGCTGACGACAAGTTTGTGCGCCTTGCTTTCCTTCCAATTAAGACCCAGCTTAAAAGGGACCTAAAAATTTGGGACGAAAAAAAGCATTCAAGAGTTGAAGCTGGTAAAAAAGGAGGTCTAGCAAAAGCTAGCAATGCTAGAATTGACCTAGCAAATCATAGCAATGCTAGAAATTCTCTAGCAAACGTAGCTGTTAATGTAAATGGTAATGTAAATGATAATGTTAATGTAAATGGTAATGTAAATGATAATGTTAATGTAAATGGTAATGTAAATAAACAAATAAGCGCTGGCGCACTTTTTTCTTTGGAGGAGGTCTTTATTGATTTTAAAAAAGAAAAGCCTTTAAAGCGACCGTATATTGAACGAATGGCCCACGTGCATTCAACAGATAATGCAACGGTTGAAAAGCTATTTGAAAAATGGGCAGTTTTAAAAGAAGGCGAAAGCATGACCATTGCCAAGGCGGAAAATAGTTTTAACCTTTACCTTGCCAACAATTTAAAATCAAGCTACAAGCCACCTGAAAAGTCAAAAACTTACAACGTCTTTGACGAACTTTACGAGGATTTACAAAAACAAAAACACCAAAATAATGAATGAAATAATTTTAACGCACCTCCGCAAAATGGAATTTGTTTGTGGACTAAAGCAATTTAAAGAATACAAAAAAGAAGAGGCCAGCGAATTACTTGGCTGCCTGAGCAAGTTGTTTGGAAGCTACGGCTGGATGACCGAGGCAAGAGTCGACTACATTCTGCACGCTGGTATGCGAGGACAATACGGCGATTTTTACCACGTTAACGAGAAAACAGTTAGCGTTTGGATAAATCAATATTATGCGCACCACCAAAGCCAAATTGTGCAGGAAGTCCAAGCTTTAAACAACAAAGAAAAAGAGCCAAGCAACGAAGAGATTGCTTACTGGATTGAGGTTGGTAAACAGATATTTCGAGATAATTACCAGTATGCCAAGGAGACGGGATTTTGTAGGGATATTGCAGAATGGGGAATGAACTGGTTTAACAAGTTCCAAGAGAAAGGAATTTTAAAACCTTGGGAGTTTAATGTGGAGGAGATGGAGAATGAGGTACGCAAAGAGTTACGCTTGACGGTTCGATATGTGGACGAGACCAGCGTTGGTGCCAAGACAAAAAACAAAATTTGGAAATTGTTTATTTTGGACGCAATAAGACAAAACAAAGAATTAGATAAATTAATTTAAACAAAAAAAACATGAGCAAGATTTACGGCGGCAACGCAAAGATTATCGAAACCAAGTTTGGCCAAATGACTAAAATAAGCCAAAGCAGAAGTGACCTAGAGAAGTTGCTGGCATACCTAAACGCCAATGATACCGAATGGGTTAATCTAGTAATGAAGGAAAAGCAAGAAAAAGTGGAAGGCAAAGCAACCCATTATTTGGAGGTAGACGACTGGAAGCCTATGCAGGTAGCAAACAAGGCGACAGAAAAGCGCATTGTTGAAAAAGATAACTTACCCTTCTAATGAAAAAAAACGATTTGTACGCAATCTTTGTGGCGCTGGTAGGCATTTGTCTACTGGCGGTGCTAAAGATTTCTAGCCTGCTGCTTTTTATGGTCCTGCTGGCTTTGTGGACTTTGGCTTGGTCTTGGATTTACGAGCGTTGTAAATGATTCAATTTAAAATAAACGAAAAGCCTTTGAGCGTCAATTTAGCTTGGCAGGGAAAGCGTTTTAAAACTCAAGCATACAAGCAATACGAGAAAGAAATGCTTTTGCTTATGCCTCCAAAAAAAATTGATGCAAAGCAAATGCTTAGAGTTGAGTTTTTCTTTGGCTTTAGCAATGCAGCCAGTGACCTAGATAATCCAGTCAAGTTGTTAATGGATATTGCACAGAAAAAATACGGCTTTGACGACAAAAACGTTTTTGAGTTAAACGTGCGCAAGTGCTTGG